TGTACCCCGCAGAGTCACGCAAGAATGACCTTGGCAATGCGTTCCATATCTTTGCCCTCACAGATCCCACTGCCAGGTTCCGCCTCGGATCTCCCGAACGGAGGGTGAGCAACACGCCTCCGGAGGGGTACGAACAGAGACCACTGCCTGCCTCCGATCCCGAGAGTGGTGAGGCATGAGCTGGGTCCGTGTGAACAAGAACAAGCCCTGCCCCATCTGCGGCAAGCCCGACTGGTGCAGCGTCACGGTCGACGGGGCGTGCAGGTGCATGCGTGTTCAGGAGGCACCAGGCTGGAAGGCGATCAAGCAGCACGTTGATGGGGGCGTGACGTTCCGGCCAGCGAACGAAGACACCACCGAATACAAGGAGAGGTACCGCCCGAAGCCACCGCCGGTTCGACTCTACGATTGGAGAAACATACAGGAAGAGTTGTACCAGGCAAGCGAGGCATCAACCCGAAAGCAACTAGCCGAGGAGCTGGGGGTCAGCGTCATTGCATTGACAGCCCTCGGGGTAGGGTGGCACGAGAAGAAGGAAGCACACACGTTCCCGATGTACAACGAGCAGGGGGTGGTGGTTGGTATCCGCATGCGTAGTCGAAGCGGAAAGAAGTACGCACTGCCTGGTTCGAAGGACGGGTTGTTTGGTATCTTTGACATGAGTTACAAATCAACGGATCCGATTCTTGTGGCCGAGGGACCAACGGACGTCGCAGCCCTGCTGGACCTGGGCTTTCATTTCTCGGTGGGTCGACCGTCATGTCGTGGGGCTGTGGGGATCCTGAAGAAACTGCTGAAGTGTAGGGATGTTGTGATCATCAGCGATGCCGATGGGCCTGGAGTTGATGGTGCAAAGTCCCTGGCTCACTCGCTCATCGGCATAGTGAATAGGCTGAAGATCGTAGTGCCACCTGAGAATGACATGCGGGAGTGGAGGAACAAGGGAGCCACCCGAGATGACGTTCAACTACTGATCAGTAACACGCAGGAGTGCAAGGATGCCGGGCAAATACAAAGTATCACCAGCGAATGAACGTCGGGCCTTGGGCCGCACGTTCGATTCGAAAGCCGAGATGATGTACGCCTTGAACCTGCAGCTCATGGTCGAGCAGGAACTCATTCGTGACTACATCTGCCAACCCAAGTTATGGCTCGGCGTACCTGAATACACATACACCCCAGACTTCTTGGTCATCCCCTTCACGCCAGAGAACAAGGAGGGGGGCAGCCCCTACTACGTGGATGTGTGCGGCGTTATGACACCCTCGAAGAAGCGGCACATGAAGATGTGGAAGGAGCACGGTCGACTGCAACTGCTGTTGGTGAAGCACAAGGGCAATGGGAAATTCGAGGAGATCGATTGGTGACAAGGATCGGCGACCTCCTCCAGGGTTCCAAGATTGCAGAGCAGATTGAACTCGAGACTGAATCCATCTCCGAGGGTGTAGCCAGGTACCGCCGTCTGGCCAGGGAGGCTGTCGATCGTTGCGATGGTGCTGCATTGAAACCAGCGGAACGACTGGTGGTCTACTGGTTCGAGCCACTGGTGATGGCCATCCGAGATGAACACAAAAAGATACGGAAGGGTGCCCCGGGCCGGGGGCGATCAGTCTACGGGCCGGTGTTATGGAAGCTCGACGCCGAGCGTACAGCTGTGATCGCCATGCACGAGATGCTTTCCAGGTGCATGATTTCCTGGCGAGGTGATTCTATTCAGAAGATGTCCTACGCCATCGGCAATGCTGTCCTGGCTGAGATCAACCAAGACACCATGAGAGCTGAAGGCGGGGCCGGGATCAAGGAGCTCGACCGCAGGTACAAGCGAAGGACACCAGCGAGGATCAATCGCTGGGCCAAGAAGACTCTCGACGATCCACTCTGGCAACGAAAGGTATGCACCCACGTCGGTGCCATCATGATCCAGCTGGTCCTCGGCGTGGCCACGGTCAAGGGATACAAGAAAGACGAGTGGGTTCCTGCATTCGAACGTGGCTATGTGTGGATCGAGGGCAAGAGGGTGGGGCACATAAACCTGACACCCCAGGCCAATGATCTCATTGAAGATGGGCACCTGTTTCGTCAGCACCTGCGGCCCCAGTACCTGCCCATGGTAATCCCCCCATACCCGTGGGGTATCGAAGGTACCGAGGGAGGGTATGCACGGGTACGGACCCCGTTCATATCCAAGCCCACGAGGGAGCAGCGTCAAGCTGTCGCCGAGGCCGATGTCGAGCTCACGTGTGAAGGCCTGAATGCCATCAACTCAACAGCCTGGACATACTCCCGGTGGATGGTGAACCTACAGAGACAGCTGTGGAATTCAGGGGGAGGAGTGGGGGTGATCCCCCGACCCGACAACGAACCGATGCCCGACAAGCCCAGCGATATGAGCGAGAACCTGGAATCGCTCAAGAGTTGGAAGGCCGATGCTCACGAGGTTCACACGATCAATGCCAAGCGACGAGGGGCCAGGCTGGAATTCCTGCAGAGATTATCCATCGCCGAGAAGCTGATCGATCAGGAAAAAATCTTCCTGCCCCACCAGTTCTGCTTCCGGTATCGCCACTACCCCATCCCAGCCAGGGCGCCGAATCACCATGGCGATGATGCCTCGAGATCCATGCTGCTGTTCGCCCGAGGGTTGCCGCTGGATGACACGGGCAGGGAGCAGTTGTACATCCAGATCGCCAACTCGTATGGACGAGACAAGGTGTCCTTCGCCGACCGGGTGGCCTTCGTTGAAACGAACATGGATCAGTTCATCGAGTTTGCCCAGCGACCAGAGGACACTGCCCACCTGTGGGGTGAGGCCGATGACCCCCTCCAGTTTGTCCATGCGTGCCGTGCCTTGATCGATCCCGAGCTGGCTGCCCACCTGCCAGGCAAGGTGGATGGCAGTGCTAATGGCAACCAGCACTACGCTGCGGACAACAGGGACGAGGAGGCAGGCAGGCGGGTGAACCTGGTGCCGGCAGACACCCCCAACGATCCGTACCAAGATGTGGTGGCAGATGTGGCCAGGGTCGTGGAGCTCGGCGCCAGCAGCAGCGAGCTGGACAGGATGTGCCTGCCATTTATTACCAGAAAAATTTGCAAGAGGCCATCGATGACTCGTGTGTACAACTCCACGAGGATCGGAGCCAGGAACATGGTGCTCGAAGAGCTCATGAAGGCTGCCCTACCCCGTGATCTCAGGGGGAAGATTGCCCATCGGCTGTCTGGTGTCATCTTCGACTCGGTCAGTGACCTGTTTCCCTCGGCCACGCTGACCATGAAATGGATCGAACAGTGCATCCGGATGATGGTCAACCACGATCCCACCCGGACCATCCGATGGACGAACCCCCTCGGCGCCCCCGTGGTTCAGCCCTACAGGAACACCCGAAAGTACCGGGTCCGCACCTGCCTTTCGGAGATCATTCTGGGCCACCGAGATACGGATGCCCCGGTATCCCTGAGCAAGCAGGTCCAGGGAGGACCGGCAAACTGGGTCCACTGCCTGGACGGGGGGCACTCTATGCTCACCGGGCTGGAGATGTACGACCAAGACAAAGACTACGGGTCGGTTCACGATGCCTACTGGGCACACCTCATGAACATGGTCAGCCTGGGAGATATTGCCCGGCATCAATTCGTTGAGATGCACCTGACCGACTTGTCCGGGCATTTATATGCCGAGTGGTCTGAGTCGTACCCCACCCTAAACCTACCATGCCCACCTAGTAAGGGAACATTGGACCTCATGGTAGTCAAACAGTCTCCGTACTTCTTCGCATAAGGTGTCCGGGTAATGGAGCGAAACCGATACGTTTATTTGATCGTCTTCACTCGGGGACCAATTTGGTCCGAGAGAATGAAGGGCAAAGGCTGGCGGCGACGTCTGCATTTCATCAGGCGTAGGCCAGGGATGGCATACCAGCTGCTCGGCTCCTGGTTGAGCATGGTACTTACCGGGTCAGAGCACCGCCACATTGTGGTCACCGACATGAGCATGGCCTTGGATCACTCATTCGATGGGGTGAGGTACAGACTCCACGAGCATTTGCACCACGATAAATCAATCAATGGGTGGGTCTCGTTTGAGTCCAGTCACCAAATCCACTGGCCCCAATTCGAGGGACGAGAAGCAACGCTCTTCGGAGCCACAGTCAAACGTCTCCTGATGTGGGCAACCCGTGGTCTCTACCAGTTCAATAACTGCACAGCCACAGCCAGGGAGGTACTATTCCTGTGCGGGATTCAGCCACCTCGACGTTGCTGGAACCCCAGGCTGCTGCTGCAATGGTTCACGGAGAATGGATATGACTTCACTGCCGGGCCACCTCCCTCTGCAGGTGGAACAACTGATCGATGAACTCGATCAACTCAACCCAACACCTACTGTGACGGGGACGTTGATCGAACCACTAGAAATACAGACCTTGGTATTCCAGGCTGGCCGCCGGTCCCTGGTCGATGAACTGATTCGTCTCAAAGACAAAGCAAAGGAGTAGCGTGATGAGTAGCCCACCAAGCCGAAGAGCAATGACAACGCATACCCCAAAACCACAAGATCCTGCGCCAGAACCAGAAGCGGATCAACCATTTGCTACTGCCGAGGGCCAATCAGATAAGAAGAAGCGACAAGAAGGCGGCTACTCTGATTTCAAGATCCCCAGATCAGGCAGCGGTTCTGGTACCAACGTACCAAATTGATAATCCATGCGTGAATCAACCATCAAACGAGAGTTTCTCAAGGACGATGCTGATCGTCGAGAATCCCTCGACCGAGCTCGTCTCTGTTCTGCCCTGACGAAACCATGGGTGCTACCTCCCCACGGTTGGCAGGAAGATGAGAAGTTGCCAGAGACCTTCAGCTCCCTGGCAGCCAGGGGGATTACCAACCTCGAGGGCCGTCTACTCCTGGCCCTCTTCCCACCTGGCACCCCGTTCTTCAAGCTGCAGCCAGCTGCCAAATTCCTCTTCGACCCCAACACAGAGCCGGAGATGCTGCAGGAATTCAAGAACATACTCAAGACTCACGAGCTCCTGATCATGTCGCATCTGGATCGTGCGGATCGCCAGGGGAAATCCAACGGTCGACGAGCCGGGTTCCGGTCGCGGCAACGCACTGCCATCAGCCAGCTCCTGATCACGGGCGACGTGCTGACACAACTGACTGACGATTTCACCCTCCGGGTATTTCGACGAGACAACTACGTCACCCGCAGAGACACTGCTGGTGACGTTCTATATCACATCATCCAAGAGAAGATCGATCCACTCAATCTCACCCCCGATCAACTCATGGATTGTGATCTGGACTCAGACGTGTTATTGGAAAAGAATCCCTACGATCGTTTGGAATTCCTGTACACGAAAATAGAGTGGCAGCCCCTGACTAAGCGATGGATAATTTCTCAGGAATGCAGGGATAAACCAATCACGACAATGGAGGAACGGGTCACGCCATTCTTCTCTGTCCCATTTGAACTCCCTCCCGGGGCCAACTATGGACGTGGCCTGGTCGAGCAGAATCTCGGGGACTGTCGTGCAATCAATGAACTCACCGAGCGGCTTCTGGATCACGCAGCGATCGCCAGTAAGATGCTCTTCGCTCTCGACTACAACTCGCAGGTGCGACCCAGTGACCTGGCCCAGCCCACGGGGTCGGTCATCCAGGCCCGTGTCCAGCAGGGACAGATCACAGACGTTGGCCTGATGAAGGCCGAGAAGATGAACGACTTCCAGGTGGCCAATGCCACACGAGAATCTATTCGCAAAGACCTCTCCACCGTCATGCTCATGGAAGCAGAGCAACTGCCGACGTATGAGAGAGCGAGCAAGTTCCATGTTCAGCGTGTAGCCATGGAACTCGAGGGAGCTCTGGGGGGAGTCTACGCACCAATCGCTGACAACATGCAAATCCCCTTGATTGAACGCCTTCGAGAGGTGCTCACTAGAAAGAATATCCTCCCGGGGCTTCCTGAAGATGCAGTACAAGTGGAGGCGATCACCGGCCTGCAGGCTCTTTCGAATGAGGGAGACCAGCAGAAGATCATGGGTCTATTACAGACCATGGCCAGCATGGGACCGGAGACCATGGGACGAATCAACACGGGCGTCCTTCTGGACATGCTCATGCGTCAGTCTGGTATCCACGAGCCTGGCCTGATCAAGAGTGAGAAGGAAATACAGAAGGAACTCGAGGCACAGCAGCAGGCTATGATGCAACAGCAGGCACAGCAGCAAGCAATGAAAACGGGCGGTAAGATCCTTGAGCAAGAAGTAGCCCGAGCAC